AAGTGTGATGCTAAACCCATTTTAATCTCCAAATACACGTAAGATACGCAGTCTTGTGTAAAGCTTGCTAGGTCAATCTGCGCAAATAATTAAGTTCCTAGATATAGGCTGATAGTACACCAATTGGTTGAATATGCAACTATTTTAAGTATTGAATTACACACCCAGTAAATGGGCCTCTACTAATGGGTTTACCTGACTTTAACGCTCTATTCACTGTGGCTGGTTTTAGTCCAGTAGCTTCTCTAAGTTCTACTATACTTGCATAATCTGTAGTGTTGTTTTCTTTAGTCATCTGCACTCGTTTACTAACTTTTTCCTTAAACCCGTCACTACGAGGTTTACCATAATTATGATTTTTGTCCCCTAATAAAGAGTTACTGATTTTTGCTCGAGTTTCCGCTGATTTAGGTTTATTTATAAGCCACGCTCGTATTTTAGCTTTAGACTCCTCTGTGTGTTTTTTCCCTGCCCAACTTTGTGCTATAAGTTCTTCTTTAGTGCGTTTTCTACCAAACGTAGGGCTAAGAACCCCAGACATCCCTAACATAGGAGCTACAGCATCTATTCCTATGTTATAACAGTAAGCTTGCCCTACATGAGCTTTTAACCATACATTCTCTAAATCTAATATGTTTACTGATTCTTCTGCTTCTTCTACTACAACAAATATAAATGCTGACTCTCCATATTTATTCCAAGCCGCCTGTAAATGTTTATTGTTATGCTTGTTAGTCCGTAACTCTGAAAAATGTCTAGTTTTTCTCCGTTTTAAATCTACCGCACTTCCTACATAAAACTTATTGTTAACAACATTAATTATTTTATATATACCTTTAGCCACGTTCACCCCCTAGTTAAAAACTGTAGTGTACCATGAACTGAACAAATACCGTAGTATTAAATAAAAAAGCCCTCCTAAGAGGGCTTCCTAATCTAGCTAAATACTTGATTTGTAAAGCTTACGCGCCTGCACTTCCGTACATTCCGAGCGGGTCACTCCACCCAAAACTATAACGTTCACGCGCTTTGTATCTCATGTTCCCAGTGTCGAAGTCCGTGTCTGATGAAGTTACAAGAGATTGACGCACGAAATGTTTCAAACCGTTTGGTACATCAGTGGTTAAGAACCAAGCGTTGTTATCCGTTAAGAAGTTATTGATAGTATAACCTTCTGGGATAGAACCGTTGTTTTTTAACGCGTTGATGTCGTTATCGGTTGTACCTACACGTTGCTCTGTTTCGAGCAAACGAGTTGCAACGAATTGAAGCGCAGGTGGAACAATCAATTTTTTAGGTTTAGCAGCAATCAACAAACCACGTTCATCAGTCCATTGTGCGATTTGGATAACAGCCGCTTCTAAAGAAGTTTCGTTTAAATCAGCAGGAGTTGATGGGATGTTTGAGTTTGAACCGCCAGACACTAATGAGTGTGAAGCTGAGAACAATGATGCGCCGTCACCGCCAGTATAAGCAGAGTTGAAGCCGTTGTTTAAAACAGCTGCCGCTTTTACTTGCTTTGTGTATGCCATAGCACGAGCCAATGCTTTTGTGTAACGAGCAGACAATGAGTCGTACAAGTTATCTTCTACAGCTTCTTCAGTTAATGAGAAGCCAAGAGCGATTGTTTCGTGGTTATAGCGTGCAGTCCAAGCTTCTTGACCAGCTTCATACTGAATAGCAGAACCCTCGTTTTTCACTGCCGCTGCAGCAAAACCAGAAAGTTTTGTTTCTTCTTCAAATGAACGCTCAGAAGATTCGATTTCATAAATTTCTTTATGTTGCTCACCGTAACGTGCGTACTCTAAACCAAATAACGCGTTAAGGCCCGGTAATAACTCTTTTAATAGCTGTGCTCTAGAAATTGCCATTTTTTAATCCCCTTATGCAGCTGTCGCTGTGTAGTAACTTGAAATACCAAAGTTCAATTTTACTAATACTTCAGTATATTGTGTAAGAACGATGGTTGCTGACGCAGGGATAGTAACGATTGATGCTAAGTTCAAAGAGATAGATGTACCTCCAACAGCTACAGCAGTTGTTACAAACGAGCCTGTTTCTACAACTTGACCGTTAGATGCAATGAAAGAAACATCCGAACCAGCAGGGATAGCTACAGGACTAGCAGGGATAGTGATAGTTGTAGTCGTAGTAGATGTACTAGGCACACTTAAAACTACTGCTGTTTCACTAACTACGTCTAATACACGTACAGGTAAAGCTGAAGTTGTAGCAGGAGCGCCTGATGCAACAACCGCTAGTACAGCGTTAGCTGAATTACCTGTGTTTGAGTTACCTGTATTGTCAATCATAGCCATATTTTGACCAATCATAGCTTTACTGGTTGCACCAATAACAGTAGTACCAGAGCAAACCGCCGCTTTAAATACTAAATCTGGGTCATCTGCAACAATTGCAACAGCGTCACCAGCCAAAGTGTTTGCAGGCCAGTATTGACTAAACAATTTTTGTTTAGTTGTTGGGTTAGTATATGAACAACCTAAGAACACACCAGTAGAACCAGCAGTTGCAGTTGAACCAACTGTAGCACGGTTAGCAAAGCCACGAGCTAACGCAACAACATCACCGTAATAAATACTAGTGCCATATCCGTACTGAATACCATACTCACGGGTAGAACCCGCAAAAACTTGACCACCGATTAAATTTACGGGTTTTAAGCCGTAAGGCGCACTTACTGTAGGGTAAGCCATTTAAACCTCCAAAATTATTAATTAAGTACCTTTGCCAAAGGTAACCTTAGAGCTTCTATCTTTAAATATCGGCATACGTGGGTCACTTTGACGCATTAAATTATTGTCTACAGCTTCCGCCTGTTGGCTTGTTATGTTCGCATAGTAGTCTGTGCGTTGTTCAACAAACTCAGTTGGAGTCTTACAGAGTAATAATCCGCCTACTTCAATATTGTCTTTAAAACGACTATTGGGGTCAGCTAACAGTCTAAATTTAGGTTGTTCGCTCAACGGTACGGCTTCCCATCCTTCTCTGAGTTTGGCAGCTAAGTTTCTAGGGTCAGCATCGTTTAGTGTTGCTACGCGAATCCATCTATATGAAAACCCAGCCTCTTTGTCAGGCTCAGGGAGCAACTCTGGCTGTGTCCACTGCTTAGGACGCTCTGAGATTGCACGGGTTTCGAGTTCACGAGTTGTTCTTGCATTATTATCTGCCATTTTGGTTCTCCAAGGCTAAAGCTGCTTTCGCATATTGTTCAGGGGTTAAGCCAAATTTCTTTGCTAAGTTGACCTGGCTCTGAGTTAACTTTATCTTTGTTGCTGATGTACTTCTCGAAGCGGGTGCGACTACGTTTGACGGTCTGCCCCTACTTGATTTTCTATCTTCTGAGTCTCCAAACTGCTCGGGAAATCTTCTGCGTATTGTTTTGTCCAATACGTTGTAATATTCTTTAGAGCCTACTGGTACGCCTTCGTCTACAAGTTTGGCATGAAGTCCAAGGGCTGCACTGGTCATTTCTTTGTCTTGACCGAACCACTCATTTCTATCTTGCCAATCCAATGCCTTCTCGTCAGGCTGCGGAACTTGCGGGGCTGAAGGGCGTTGTAGCCTTTCTTGCGCCTGTTGTACCTCATAATCAGGTGTTTGTAAAGTACCTAGTTGCGCATTTTGTGCTTGAGCTAATTTCATATTAGCTAGTTGCATCTGCTCTTGAGCTTCAACAATACCGTCAGAGTCCCCTACTTCAAAGGCATCACGGTATGCTCTCTTAGCTGAATCAAGTTCTCTCTGTGCCAAAATACGCATTGTTGACACATATTCTTTTTCACCGTTACCTAAAACATTGTTAACGCGTTGGTTTTCTTGGAGCAGTCGTTGCGCTACCGCAACAGCCTCTCTATGCTCACGTTGAGCCGCTTCTTTCTCTCTACGCTCGTCATGATAGACTTTGCGCATTTGTTTTAAGCGTTGTTGTGCTTTTGCATCATAGGAGTCTAGTTCGTCATCTTCTAGTTCGTCTACAATGTGTTTGGGCATAGGCTCCCGACCACGGTCTTCTTCGGGGGTATCATCCTCGATTTCAATCTCGATATCGTCCTCGTTATCATCAATCTCATCAGGGAATTTATATTCTGTTCTTTCAAAATCTGCCATAGTCTTGTCCTATTTGCGTGAGATGCCACGTGGGTCGAGTACAACTGCTTCTACCGTATCATCATTAATAAGGCGAAATTCTCTACCATGAATAAGTAAGCGTGAGCCTGAGTTAGGGCGAACTAAGATAAAGTCGCCTTCTTTACA